ATATAATTTTTCATCTTGTGATAATTCTGTAATTTGAGAAGGATTCGTAGCAGCACCAAGAATTGTTTGTGGAAATACTGAAGGTAAATTATTCGTAGCAGCACCAATAATTGCTTGTGGAAATACTGAAGGTAAATTATTCGTAGCAGCACTAAGAATTGTTTGTGGAAAACCTGAAGATAAATTATTCGTAGCAGCACCAATAATTGCTTGTGGAAATACTGAAGGTAAATTATTCATATTATATATTTTATTTATAAAATAATATTATATTATATGTCTGTCTGTTTTTGCGAAGATATTTATGTTAAGACATTCGATGAAACGAATAATTATCCATTAAAGACGAGAAAATGTAAAGTTTACGACGGTCCGAATGACTTTTCTATCTTCATGAATCAATTATTAATACTTACCACACATAATATTATTCATGATGCTTCCACACTAAAAGAAAAATTTAATGATAAATTATTAAATTTTTATCAAACTGATATCTTAAATGAAATAGATATTATTCTCTATAAATTTACAATATTGAATAATGAATCTATTACACTTTACTATGATACTTATCATATTCCAAATCAAGAAGATACAATTCATATGCTAACTAATTTATATAATTTAATCAAGAATATTTAGGATAAAGGGCGTCCTTCATCGACCTCCATTCAATCCCCTTGCCATGTCGGCAAAGTTTTTCGCGCCACTTTCCAGCTGAGTAGTACTGTCATTGAGAGATGTCAACGCTGCGCCGCGGTCCGCAGCGCCAGCCCACTTACCCGCCATTGCTTGTAACCCTCTCATTCCATCACCAAACTTGTAATCTTCGCGACCAGTGCCCACACGACCTTGCGCTAATGGAATATAGAGTAATTATATAGGCGGTTCATATGTTTTCGCTCTTTCAAATAACGAATCTATATCTTCTAAATATGTCATTAAATGATCATGAAACCTACTTGCTTTGGCTAAATTACGTGATTTTTCGGGGTCATAAGAATGCATCATACCTGTTATTGCATGGACTGAACTTTCAGTAGGCGATGAAGTATCAGTATCCATTAATTTCTCTATTAAATCTCCATGACCCCTAAATTCTATTCTAAGAGGCTGCTTGAAGATGTCTGCCATCTGCCGATTTTTTACATCGTTGAGTTTGTGGGAGTTTCCAGCAGATCTCGCGAGAACTTCCGGTATATTCCCCTTGAACTGCCCCATCATCCCAAAAAAATATATATTTATTGAGCGCAAGCGAGTTTCCACCTCCCACCTGCGCGACACGGCGCTGATTTGGGTATATACACGTATTATATAAGTTATCAATCCCTCGTTATCTAATTGTCCACCTAAAGCTAAATTATAAACGGCTTTAAAATCTTTCCTGTCTAAAGGTTCCAAAAGTGTGGCGTACTCATCAGCATCGCTGCGGACGTAGCCTTTATCTATAAAAATAGATTGTTCACTCTCCATCTCCTGCCCTTCTATACCACACCAAAGAGCTAAAAAGCGCAATAAAAATATTTTGCCTTCCTTCTCGTCCAGTCCATATTTTTCTTCAGTTGCGGAAATATGGACATGAAAACCACAAGACCCAGGCAGACAAGGTTCAATCCTAGACGAAATCAATGATATTTCATCAATTAAGCTTGACGTAATATCTTCACCATCCCTATATATTTGTTTATCATCATAAGTAAATACATTACTCTCAGTTAATACAAGTTCCTGTTGACAAGATGGGAATTCACCTCCTAATTTACATTTAATTGAGCTGTCTCCACCGGGGGTGGTGGCAAAATAATTTAATGCGGTCTGAAATGTGCTCACCCACCAAGGATCACCACACGCAGCGGTCCCCATCGGCCCATACTCGTCAATAACTTGCCTCTCGGCGTTCTCGTCGTCGTCCTCCTGGCGAAAACAAGCCTCTAGTTCAAAACCTATTCGGTTAGGAACCTTTGTTATCGGTCCATCGCCACCGCCACCCCCACTTAATAAACCACTTAGTTTGTTTCTTCTCACCCGAGTAGTTTTTCTTCTCGTCCGAGTAGTTTTTCTTCTCGGACGAGTAGTTTTTCTTCTCTTCCGATTAGTTTTACGAATATAATTATTCTTAGGTTTCCTCTTTTTTGACATTTATATATTATATACATATTTTATAATTTAAAACCATCCTGTATAAAATCGTGAACATATGGATTTTCTATATTTGTATCGGTAATTAATCGGGGAGCGATACTCATCGTTTGTATTTCTTGTAATAACATTTTCATCGCGTAAGGTATCTGAACTTTATCATCGTCAACAGTTTGACCCTTGGATATCAATCCTGTCCCCCGATCTATATTTACCTCATATTTATCCGATCTTTCCATCATTGATTCCTGTAAGAAATCCGCCGCTCCGTGACCCAAAATACTATCACGCTCCATCTCGCCTATTCTTAGACCACCATTATTAGACCGACCGGCAGCCGGCTGCCTCGTTAAACCCTGTAGGGGACCTGTTCCTCTGCTATGTATCTTATCAGCAACCATAATTTTTAATCTCTGATAATAAGTAGGACCAATGAAAATTGATGTTTTCAATTGTTCACCCGAAATACCACTATATAATACTTCGTTTGACCATTCTTCATAACCGTATTTTTCCATTAAATTAGCATAATCATGAATATCATTATTCTGAAACGCCGTACCATCTCCTAAAAATCCACCTAGGGAAGAACTCTTACCCAAGACACACTCTAATAGCTGATTGATAGTCATGCGACTCGGTAAAGCATGCGGATTAATAATAATATCGGGAACAATACCATCCTTCGTAAAGGGCATCTCTTCTTGTTCTAAAACTAAGCCGCACATTCCTTTTTGCCCAGGTCTTGAGGCATATTTATCACCTACAGTGGGTATTTTATTTTTTCTAATTCTTACTTTCGCGGATCTTAAATTATCCGAGTTTTTAGTGACTACCACTTTATCTACTATCCCAGAGGTACTAAATTTAATACATTTTCCAGAAACATTATGATATACTTTTTCACCATTAGAATTTTCATTGATTTTAGAAATAATCGCGTCCTCATGAGTTACATTGGATCCTTCTTTCGCGAACCCATGTTTATCTAATTTATCAAAATTAAGCATCTCACCTTTCTTGATATCTTCGAAATTGTCCGGATTACCAAAGTAAACGCGATTACCATTCTCTTCGCTTTCATCATCGCTATAACTACGATAATATAGGGAATTAAATAGACCTCGCTCTATAGAAGTCTTATTTAACATAAGACTATCCTCTTGGTTATAACCAGTATAACTAGCAATCGCTACTATCGCATTCACACCATAAGGTAATTTATCTACATCTGTATATTTTTTATATCTCGTTGTTACAATCGGTTTCTGAGGATAATTTAAAATATGAGCAAACGTATCAAACCTCGTATTAAATGCCGAACTATATAAACCGACGGCTTGCTTGGTCTGCTGACACGAGAAAACATTTCGTGGGTATTGACTATGTTCGGGGAAAGGAATATTCACCGAAACAGCACTTAGAATCAATGATGGATGAATTTCACAATGTGAGTATTCTTTATCTATACTATGAATACTTTTCGCTATAAATACATCTTCACTTTCTAATGGATCTATATATTCTATTGAAGCCTGATTTTCAGTTAGATATTCTATGTAATTCGGATGTTTTAATTTAATATCCAAATATTCATCTCTGTAATAGGTTTCATCATAAATACTCATTTCGGGATATAAACGATACATATGTTCGCCTCTTACCAAATGATCCCATGTATTCATCTTACTAACATTACCTTCTAATAAATCATTTGATATTTTTGATCCCATCTTTCTTAGAAGAAAAACCGGTCTTAATAATCTACCATTATCACAAAAGACATAGATTTCATTTAATTTAGTCGCCCATCTGATACACGTATGTAAATGAATGATACTATTGCATTTTAATAATCTCATTATTTTATATAAAAATTCAGGATCCTTATGTAATCCTACCCACCTACCATTCAGAAATACCTTAGCCTGAGAATGTAATTCATATTTAGTAGTGTCTGTTAATTTTATTAAACCATTATCGAGTAACGCTAAATAAATATTATCCTCTGAAATATTAAATGATATCTTACACGCTACAGATAAATGATTAATTATACCTACATTACCACCGTCAGGTGATTCGGAAGGACATATAAATCCCCACTGTGAATTGTGTAGCTTCCTCGGTCCCAGTGATTTTGATCCGGGTGGTAATGGATTTGATATTCTACGAGTATGTGATAAGGTTCCTAACATAGCATTCCTATTTAAATCCTGAACTATACCCTGCTTACCCGATAATTTAGTTCCAAATACCGAACCAAATGATTTCACAATTACGTCCATATATTTATGATTAAATACCTTGTGAATATTATCATCATTGATTAAATTTTTAATATCATTCCCGAAATCCTTAAAATGAAACTTAAAATCATTATCTATTTTTAAAGAAACATTTCTCTGAAAAATACCCCATAACTCACGATATAATTCTAATAATAATGATCCCGCAGTATCTATCCTCTTGAAACTATACGAATCCCTATCTGTTTCTTTTATTACATTTAACCTCGTTAATAATAACTTTCTCACAGATAATCCTAACATCTGACCCTTTTCATCGTCAGAATTATAATTCGGCATGAAATTATTAGTCAGAATATCTATAACGTTTATGATTTCTTTACCCTTTGTATTAAGAGCTAATAGTTTCATCGCGGTTTTACGAGTATAAACGGGTTGAGAATCTTTGATAGAAGGTGTTAATATTTCCATCATATGTTTTTTTAATTCTTTGGGATCAGTATCATAGATGATAGTTGATAAAATATCACGATCATTCTCTATACCTAAGGCTCTAAAGAGAATAAATAAAGGAACGACAATATCAAATCCTAATATTCTCACTGTTATTCTATACACATGATATTTACTTACTTCGGCTAAATCATCATTTATAGGATCAAACTTGACTAGGGTACGATTTAATGTGATCGCATTCGTTCGCGATGATTGAAATCCTTCCTTAGATACACTCGTTATCACGCTCTGTAAAGGGGTCATATCATCATTCTGAGAATTGATATATAAAATATTACTAATTTTTTTTTCTTGGGATAAAACTATCTTTTCTTTACCTCTTATAATGAAGTACCCACCTTTATCATAAGGACATTCCCCCAATTCATTTAATCTATTATCATCTAAGTCATTTAATATACATAATTTACTTTTCACCATAATCGGCATTAATCCGATATTCACCTTCTGGAAATTTTTAACTGTAGTCTCCTCTTTTACATTATCTCGGAATATCACACCTATATTAGAATAAATACACGAAGCATAAGTATATTCTTTTAATCTTGCTATATTCGGATACATATACGTTGAGTTACCGTCAACATACTCGGTCGGTGAAGATACAAATACATTATCTATGATTTTATCATTGGGTAAACCCTCTTCGTCTAAAGTCTCGCCATAATAAATATTGATCGTATAACGATATTTACCCTTATCGGCATCTATCGCATCTTTATAAAGAATCTGTGGATTCTCCCTCTTAATAATATACTCTATACCATTCGTTTTACTGTAAATGAATTCGTTAAAACTATCTATCTGATGCTGAGATTTATAATTAGGATTATCTCTGAAATATGTATCAATCACCTGCCATACATCTATCTTTTTCATATTCAATATATCATTCATGTCCTCATCCATATCGGGTTCTGGTTCAGGTTCGCTCATTTATATTTAATACATATTTATATTTTTAAATCTAAAACCGAATAACCGAATAAGCGAATAACCGAATAACCGAATAAGCGAATGAAAGTTTACAAATTTGATTAACTCTTTCTTAAAATTTTTCAAATAATTAAAGAACAGTTGAGATCATAATGTATGAAATGGACAGTCAAGTGATGGAGAACGGATTAGTGGCAATGACTTTGGCTGATTTCATTGTGAAATTTGCAGTAGAGTTAGGTGATTATTACGATGAAGATTTCAATCAAGAAGGTAATCTTCTT